AAACTTTAATGGAGACTCTTTCCAACTAGACTTTCCATATGCTAACTATACTTCAACACTTAACTATCCAGATATGAATGATTGGAACTCTGGATTCTTTAACAACCTAAACAGCACCACAAGATTCTTATCATTTCCAAACTATCAACTACCAGAAATTATATTTAGCACATCTGCAAGTGGAGCATTTGAGGGGGTAGAGTTAAATACATTTCTAACTGATAATTACAATATACAAGATGATGAATATCCATTTATAAAATTAAAGCCAAACTCCTCCTACGATACTATAAATTCAAGTATATATTTTCCTAATCTAAATTTCTTAAATAGTCCACTAAAGAGTATATTTGGAGTATTTGAGTCACCATCATCTCTTTCTGCAACACCAGAAACATTGATGACATTTTCTAATAGTTTTAACAGTAATACATTTACCGTGACCGTAAGCAACAGTGGCCTTGAGTACTACTTTAATGCAACAAAGATAGGAGATTTTGCACTTTCTGCTTCATCAACATTTATAGCAGGAATAGATATTAATACTATCAATACTCAATATGCTGGAGTCTTGGAAAACTTTTTCTTTAATCCACAAAACCTTTCTTTGAGATTGGGCGGTACACAAAATTCTGTTTATAGTGGAAAGATTCATAGATTAACATTTAATAATGCTATGTATACACAAAAAGATCTAACAGAATATATTACTGCTAGTGGATTTTTTACCCATACATTAGATTCTTTATATTTAAAATATTACATAGGAAACTATACTTTCTATCCTCAAATACTGTCAAATAGTTTGCTTCTTGATATAGGTGCTTCTGGATATTGGGAGGACTCAATTCCATTGTCATATTTTGGAAGATATGTAGAAGATAGAAATAAAAACTCTTACTATGATCTAGATCTACTTCAGTACAATATAGAGACCCCATCATCTCCAGTTTTAAGAAAAGATCAATACTATCTTGATGGAGGATCATCACAATCATCTAACTTTAAGTTTTGGTTTGATGATGGATTTTACGATAAAGAAGGAATAGATGTTGATTTAGAATTTGATGGAGGTGGCCCAACAGCCTCTCCAACATACTTAACAGATTTACAGTTAGATTTAGCATTTAAAAACTATTCAAAAGAAAACTACTTTATAAAGTCATATATAACATTGCAAAATTTTGCAGACGTAGGAACAATACCATATTCTCAATATGAGTTTACTCAACGAATTAATGGAGACAGGGTGCTAGATTTTGACTCTGCAACTATTCAAGATTTTAATACTACAAAATACGAGGTAATGGATAGAACCATTATATTCCCACCTAAAGAACTAGTAGACTTTAAAGATTACTATGTAACTGTACATATTGAATTAAAAACTAATGGATTGATAAATAACCCTATACAAATTAAAAAGATGTCACTATCATCCCTAGCGTATGATGAAAGTTCATTCTATTCTATAAGTAGCCCAGATGGATATAAACTATACCCATTTAGTAGATATGATAAATTTTATGTTTATAAAAATAAAAATCCATTTGTTGTTTATAAGGACTCAACCTCATACATGTATACAACAGCAGATTCTGGAATAAGTGTTTTACCATACGACTCTTCTGCAACACGCGGAATCACAGTTCCAATAAACCAACAACAAGCAAGTGAGTATCTATTGGGTGGAGTACAGTTCTGGGGATTCTATAATAAGAACTATACGATAGAGCCAACTCAGCCTATTGCACAAATAAAAACATATCTAAAAACATATACAATGTACCTATCACCAGAGTCTAATAGCCTTAGAGGCAAGGTAGTAGTATATGACGAAAACAATATAAACGTAACTGCTGACTTAATTTTTTATCAGAATGGAAAGGTGGTAGACGATATCTATATTAGCCCACTTACCTGGAACTCTATCCTTATAGTCTTTGATCAAGGGGAGAACCTATCTAATTATGTTGGACAGTTCGAGGTATATGAAGGATTAATGGTTAATAATATAGCATTCTATAGAAAGTCTAATGAAGCAATAGGTAGAGAATTTATATTAAATGACTGGGTAGATTTAAGTACAGAAACAACCTGGGGAGTTTGGGAACAGGCTCAAAACTGGTCAAGCATAGAAGGACAGGTAGAAGAACTTAGAATAAATGTTGATGGTTCTAATATTTATGAATCAACTTTTGGAGTTGCTAGTGTAGTTTTAGACGATACTTCACAATTAAATGTAAGTTCTGATAGTGTAGTTTTAATTACTGGAACAATTTGGGAAGAGTATAGCCAAAAACCAGTATAGTATGGTACAATTATGTATATGAAAAATCAGAGTGATCCAAAAAACGGTAAAAGTAAGTTAACAGTATTAAATAAACAACAAAAATATGGAATATACGTGTGGCAATTAGATCATAATGGTAAAGCGTTTGGTGACGGTAGAGGAAATGTTATGAATATACCTGGCCATCCATACGACCTTGAAAAGATGGCCCAGGTAAGAAAAGCAGCAGAATACTATGGAGCACCAGCAGGTAAGGTTATCTTTATGCCTGGAGTAAGAAGAGTAAGCGATATGGAATACTCAGAACAGATTTCAAGAATGAAAGAAGGATACATTCCAAGCGAAACAGATATTGGTGCTTGGATGGACGCAGAAAAAGGACTAAAAGCAAATGGCGAATGAAGAATACGAATCAATTGCTAGAATTGATAATTTAGATAAGATGGATAAACCAGGAAAGTCTGATGACTTTATGGTTGATGCCGAGGTGGCAAAGTCATACTCTGGACTAGATGCTAACTTTAAACGTAGAGCAGCCAGGGTAATGAATAAAGTATTTACAGGACAAGATAATACAAAATCAAAACAACTATTTCCAGAAATGGATATTGTTACAGCATATGGTCTATATGACGTAGTAGTTCCACCTTATAATCTTGATGAACTTGCTTGGTTTTACGAAAATTCATTTGCAAATCATGCTGCCATTAATGCTAAAGTTTCAAATATAGTTGGACTAGGATATCATTTTGAAAATACAGATGCTACTACATCTAGATTAGAAGAAGCAGAATCAGAAGAACAACTGATGAGGGCACAAAGAAAACTTCAAAGATTAAAAGCACAACTAACACAATGGTTAGAAGAACTAAATGACGAAGATACATTTAGTCATATTTTAGAAAAAGTTTATACAGATGTTGAATCCACAGGTAATGGCTATATTGAAATAGGACGAAAGGTAAATGGAGATATTGGATACGTTGGACATATTCCAGCAACTACTATTCGTGTACGCCGCCTTCGCGATGGATATATTCAAATAGTAAACCAAAGAGTAGTATTCTTTAGAAACTTTCAAGGTAGAGAAGCAAATCCAGTAACAAGCGATCCAAGACCAAACGAACTTATTCATATTAAGAAATACTCTCCAAAAACATCTTATTATGGAGTTCCCGACACCATTGCCTCATCGGTATCAATGGTTGGAGATAATTTAGCAGGTAGATATAATATCGACTACTTTGAAAATAAAGCAGTTCCTAGATATATTGTTACCCTAAAAGGTGCAAAGTTAAGTTCAGACGCTGAAGATAAACTATTTAGATTTTTACAATCAGGGCTTCGTGGTCAAAATCATAGAACTCTATATATCCCACTTCCAGGAGATACCCCAGATAGTAAAGTAGATTTCAAGATGGATCCTATTGAGGCTGGAATACAAGAAGGATCTTTTGAAAGATACCGTAAGTCAAATAGAGACGATATTTTGATGGCTCACCAAGTTCCATTTTCTAAAGTAGGTGGAGGTGCTGGAGTTTCGATTGCTTCCGCATTAGCCTCAGATAGAACATTTAAAGAACAAGTTGCTAGACCAGCCCAAAGAAATCTAGAAAAAGTTATAAATAAGATTGTTAAAGAGAAGACAGACATTCTTCAATTTAAACTAAACGAACTAACCCTAACTGATGAAACTACTCAAAGCCAGATAGATGAAAGATACTTAAGAATGCAAGTAGTAGTTCCAAATGAAGTAAGAGAAAGACTTGGTTACCCTTCTAGACTAGGGGGGCAAGACCCAATTGTTTTGGGTGCTCAACAAAGAGCAGAACAAACAGCACAAGCATCTGGAAACAGAAGCAGGGATCAACAAAGAACCGATAATGCTAGTGATTCACCTTCAACCACAACTGGAAGAGGTCCAGGTGGCGAAGGTCGAACCGTATTATAACAGTTTTAAAAATCCCTTATAAATACTAATATAATGGAAGTAGTATGACTATTTTGCATAAAGCATTTTGGCACTCTGAAGATAACTCAATTAAGTTATCCATGCCAATTGCCAAAGTCGATAAAGAGAAACGCATGGTTTCAGGGTTCGCAACCCTTGATAATATTGACAAGCAATCAGACATTGTCCCAACAGATGTAAGTATTAAAGCCTTTGAAAGATTCCGTGGAAACTTAAGAGAAATGCATATGCCTATTGCAGTTGGAAGAGTAATGTCATTTAAAGCAGATAAATTTTATAATAAAGAAGAAGACAAATTTTATAATGGGGTGTATGTAGATGCCTACATTTCTAAAGGTGCTCAAGATACTTGGGAAAAAGTTCTTGATGGTACTCTTTCTGGTTTTTCTATTGGCGGTAGTATTAAAGATAGTGAAGATCAATTCAACCCCGAAATGGATAAAACAGTTCGTGTTATTAAAGACTATGACTTAAGTGAATTATCACTAGTAGATAATCCTGCAAATCAATTTGCAAATATTTTATCTATTCAAAAGAAAGAAGATGGAACTAAGGTTGTTGATGGATTCCTATCTAAAATGACTGTTGAAAATGTATACTGGTCAAAAGAATCAGGATTAGTAAGACTTTCTAAAGAAGATGATACCAGAAGCGGAGAAATGCTAATTGGTTTTGTTGAAACAACAGATACAGAAAAAACACAAAGAATTAAAGATTTATTAAAAGAACATGGTGCAATTACAAATGAAATGACACCAAACAAAAACCCACATTCAATGGATGACTGTGATGATCCAAAAAATTGTCCAGATCATATGGCAATGTGGCACGACAAAGAGAAAAAAGAAGAAATGGATAAGGCAAATAATGTTAGAGTTGGCGACATGGTATCTTGGAATTCAAGCGGTGGTACTGCTAGAGGAAAAGTTGTCAGGGTCGTTCGCAATGGAAAAATAAAGGTTCCAAATAGTTCTTTTACTATTACAGGAACGCCAGAAGATCCAGCAGTTGCTATTAGGATTTACAGAGATGGAAAACCTACAGACACAATTGTGGGACATAAGATGAAAACTTTAAAAAAGAATTCATCACAATCATTTGATGGTATATCAATTGATAATTCCGTAAAGGAGGGGAATAATATGGCAAATACAGAAAAAGAAGTAACTAAGGCAGTTGAAGACGAAGTAGTCGTTGTAGACGAAATCGTTAAGTCTGATACAGCAGAAGCAGAAGCAGCAGCAGAAGCACCAGCAGAAGCAGCAGCAGAAGCACCAGCAGAAGCAGCAGCAGAAGCACCAGCAGAAGCAGCAGCAGAAGCA